CTCAAAGGAAAAGCAATGTTTGTAAAATCGACCTCGTTCGGTTCAACTGGACCTGAGTAAAACACCTCAGAGTCCCAAAGATCACCACCAACACGCCGGAGCGTCGACTGGGGATTACTATTGAGCTTATCCAAAGTGCTCGGAGTAGTAGTAAGTGAGAAACAATTACGGTGGTCAGGCTCCTCAAAAGAGGTCACAACACCATTTCTGTCCATCAACTTGCCAATGTACTTAACCCTAATACCATAAGAGACAACCCTAGCCTGGTAATTACCAGCTGCCCTCGAGACCTCGTCCCAAGGAAATTGAGCCAAGACTAAATTCTGAACACCGGTAAAGGCATTGAACTGAGTAGCGGGGCCGCCCACGGAAGCAGCAGTGGTGGCACTTATCAAAGTGCCATTATTAGTGATGCAAGGACTAACAATGATAAAACCGATACCTGTAGTTCCAGCCTGAAATCTACCCTTCAAAAAATTCTTAATCTTTTGGGAAGGAAGGGGGAAGATTTCTGCTGGAATACACACACCAGTAGGGGTCTCAAAGGGCGCGGCCAATGAACTAAAGTAGTCCATTGCACAATGAGGAACTCGGAAAACTGCTTGCACTTTTCCTTTATTGTCGGTAACCCGGACGGGCTTGACTTGAGGTTTGTGCCGCTTCTTCTGAGCAGGGCGCTTGTTTGGGCTTGTTTTCTTGGGCATTGTAGACAACGACATAATGAAAGGTTTAAATCCAACCACCTCCTTATCAAAGCTTTCATAGCCAGTCGTTATTGCGCTGAAGGTGCGCGGACAGTCAACTGACAAAGCCTGAGTTTCAAGAAACTCATCGAAAATAGGGGCCCAATTGGGGTTTTGCTTGTAGTACCATGCTACAAACTTAATAAGGACAGCGAACACTGCCTTACATCCAACGGTAAGTTGGGTAAGCGAAACGAGCTTCGCAAAAAACTCGGCTTCACCAAGTGGTGAAGAACCTGTGTAAACCACGGTGGAACATATAGCATCCAATCTAGGGATCGGAATGTACATGTCATAACCATCGTGGAAAAAAAGGTAAGAACCGAGAAAAGAGTGGAGCGGGGAGATACGGGACCCCGGGAAGAAGTTAGTGAAAAAGCTGGCACTTTTCTTGATGGTCATACCAAAGAGGCTATAAACCTCAATAGCATAATCCATGAATTCTGAAGGATCAGAAAACTGCCAGTATTCCAAGTCAACACTTCCCAATTTGTCATCAGAGTAGATCCGATAAATAGCATGTGAGACGACAGATGAATAGGAAACATCAATGTCGAGAGCCAAACCACGGCGAGCAAACATGTAATTAAGGATTAACAGATGGTGGATCGAGTTGTCAGAGGTGGTGCAGGTCCTACCAGAATTGACTCCAGTTGCTCTACGAACAACCAGGCCATTTGGGAGAAGGACATGCGCGTGTACGTTATGGAAGGAGACATAGTCCCTCATCGCCCTAAGGGACATGGGGATATCGCCCAACAAACGATTTCTGATAATGTAGACAAAAACCAGACACGCTGTACGATCCCATCCTGACACATCGGACTCATCACGGTAACCAAACTTCTCCAGAGGAGCTATAGCAGCATTGAAGCCGCCATATTGTTTGACCATTCCGTATTGAATCCAACGACCAGCATGGTGGTCGATCAAAGCTTTGTTCTGAGCCCCATAAACGAGCCTTTCACGCAAAAGATGGTGCAAAGATGTCGCAAAGACACCCCTCACTTTCAAACGTTCTAAGTCCAATTCAGGGAGAAATTCCTGTTTGTCATTATAAGTGTCAATAGGAACTTCAGTCAGATCAAAGGCTCGATCTATAACTATTTGTGGGTCAGATGTAAGAACATCGCCTTTAGTCTTAAAGCCCTGCTTAGAGTAGGGCAAGCCAGGGGAAGTACTGAGATTAAAATCCCAGAGCTCCTCGGGAGTCAAAGGTGTGGCATTCTTAATATAACCCAATGCAATAACGGTGAGATTTATCGCTTTGCGCAACACTTCGTCCGATGAGGGATTAACCGCAGGGACGTCACATTTTGCAATCGAAAGGTCAATGGCTTCTTGCGTAGCCCTAACCTGATGATACTTTGCCGACTTGCGAAACAAATGAACTTCATCTCTAGT